CTACCTGCGTGTGCACACAAACTCCTATTTGTTAGGGGCTGACGGATTACTCCATCAGTCCTCCACCACTGACCTTTATTAGCTTTCACGTTACCCTCTCTAGGTAAAACCTAGTTCATTCGTACGATTTCCACGTATCTGCAGTTTATTAGACTTACACGGAACGATTATCTAATTTATTGGTTGTCAGCACCAGGGCTCTTTTCTGCTCTCGATGTAACCTGCCCATTTGCTACACCAACAAGCCTTTTCAGGCATTTGGGGTTGACTAGACGTCAACTTCCACCACTGACTGTTTCCTTTAATGTCGCTAGACTTACCTGATTGTTCTTACGGGTAATAAGTAAATCACATTCTGCATTAGAAAGGGAGGTCGTCAGCACCTGTTGATGTAGTTACAACATCCGTCTGATTTATTACGACAGTATTGTTTACATCTTTAGTCTCAGTTACCGGAGTACTCATAGGAGCAAGCGGATCATTGGCCTTCTCATCGTCGGCCTTTACTGGACGCTCCAGAAGATCGTTCTTCCAAAGCTTAATCTGAGACTCTGCAACACTCATAGATTCAACGAAAACACCGTTCTTAGACACCTGAGTATATCCATTCTTATCATAAGTTACCTTAAGACGTACTGAATTACTCTCACCGTCGTTCAATGCCTGCTTGGCCCAAGTAATCATCTCAACAAATGAGGAACCCTCAAAGTCATTATGACCACCCTTAACTGCATCAATAACCTGCAGAATGCGACCGAACTGCTGATTGTCTCGACGCTGTAAATCCTCGTCGGTCTTAACCCACATATTCTTCTCGTTCTTCCACTCAGTCATTGTTGCTGTCTGACCGTCAGCATTCTCGAAGATAATCTCCAAGAAATCACGACCATTCTGTGTCCTATTTACGTTCACCTCTTTCAAGGTTATATTCTCATTGATACCTACTGGCATATAGGAGCTATTAAACTCCTGATTGTTTGTTGTTGCGGTTTTTGTACTATACATAGTTCTCACGATTTTAATTACTTATTAGGAGCTTCAAATGAAAAGAAAACGTTAAACGCCGGATATCGGCGAACCGTTGGTGGAAATATTGTGTTAATGACATCAATATATCCAGGATTACCAGCTTTAATTATCGTACCTTCAACAGGTAATGACTCTTTATACTCGTAATTTCCAGTCTTTTCATTTAACAAATATATATAAATACGTTGCTCTTTCATAATTACTCAGGTTTATAAACTTTATCCCAATATGTTGTTATGCTGCCATCTTCATTGCCTGTTGCAATGACGATATCCTTGCCTGCGATATGTCTTGCACGCGCTTCCATAATCGTACCATCACCTCCAGATTTGAACGAGATGTGTGTCTCGTTATCTTTGCGGTAAACATATCCGACTGCATCAGCCATGCCACATACGATCTTGCCGAGCTTTCCGACAAGGTCGATTTCTTTCGCATTGACTTCTTGTCCGTCTTTGTCTGTGATACTATCTTTGACATGTCCTATAAGAATAAACTCATCACAGAGTTCTTTGAACATATCAATTACCTTCTTCACTGCTGTTCGAAGATAACCATATCCAGCACCACGAGCAAGCGTTGTAACATCATTACCTTTCCAGTTTTTACCTAGTTCAGTTTGACGATACAATGTGCAAGCGTAACCCATGCAAATGTCCTCTAGACGAGTTGCATTATCAATTGTTATATGTTTATAAAATTTATGACCTACTTCTGCATTCTTTGCTCGAATAGCCTGAGCAATCTGACCTAAGTCTTCAATGGTGCGAGCCTGAATGGCCATAGCATCAATAAACTTAGAACCTCCTTCGAGGTCTATAATCAGATTGTTAGGTATCTGAGCTACACAAGAGGTCTTACCTGATTTCGGCAGACCATAGAGTATAAGATACTCAGGGTTTACCGATACCGCAGGAACGGGTTGTGTAGGTAGTACTAAGCTCATAATATACTAAATTATTTCTTAATAGTAATCTTCAGACCATCAATATAAATAGTAGCAATAGTCTTCTTCATCTTCTTGGTCAAACCACTAATAAAGATAGGGTTACCAAACTCGTAGAAGTAATACGTATTGAAACCAATAGTAATGTAATCCTTTGTGAAATAGAAAGGAGTACCATCTGCGAGGTAGTAAATCTTATCCTCCTCATAAGGACAAGTATTACCGAACTTAAAACCGTTGAAATAACTATAAATATTCGACATACAAGTAGGATTATCAATGTTAATCTTGATAGTCTTCTTGTTGGTATCACTGTACAGCCAAGAATTCTTAGCCATTATATCGTCATATATATAATCATCAAGAGTCTTAGTAGACTTTGGACATGCGCCACAAAAGAAACAACTATTAGTATTGTTAGTCTTATTATTATTCTTAAGTGAAAAAGTATACTTTGTAATCATAATTCAGCCTTTCTTTTAAAACGTTAATACTAGTCTGATGCATTAACATTCAATGAGATTGTTGAACATAAGGTCGTTCTCGAATTCGAGTATGCAAGGCTTACCAGCATCTCTATTCTTTAGGATGTGCACGTATACCTTGTTTTGAGTAGGTAAATGATTTGGACCATATTCTAAGATGTTCAAAATCTCTGGTCGATGCAAGGCCATAACATAGTCACTGCCCTGGAAGATTGCATCAGACGATGAAAAATCACTACGCATAGGATAATGCGATAATGGATTATTAATCCTCTCAGGGGCTTCTATGTTACGGTTCATCTGAGCAATCTGTATAACAGACGTCAGAGGTAATTTCTTGACCTGAATGAACACACGTTGTAACTCGGCAATAGTCTCTAAGACAGAACCAATTGGTTTTGTCAAGAGAGCATGGTCATATAAAATGACGAAATGCTTTCCTGTACCTTTTACATACGTATTATAGAAACCAAATATAATCTCTTGAACCTGCATGGGAGTACACGGATTATCTACAAAGTAGATAGGGTACTCTTTTAGCTGATTACATACTCTAATGACTTGGCCAAAAGTGGCGTCATCGAGGCTCGTTTCCGAGCTATACAAAGTCGAAGTCGTTTTCCTGAGCTTATTAGAAAGCGTCCTTCCAACTTGCCTAAATGCAACCATCTCTAGTGAGAAGTTCAGAATTATTATATCTCTGTTAGGATTAAGCTCAATCAAATCAGTTTGGATACAGTTCACGAAGGAACTCTTTCCACTTCCAGAAATGCCACCTATGGTAAAAATGGTATTAGGTTCAATACCTCCCATACACTGCTTATTGAACTTCTTCCACCTAGTCTGTAATGATACAACGTCGTGTGTCTTACGACCTTCGACGTAATTGATAGCCTCTTGGGCTACGACCTTCATAGGTCTTACAAGATTAGATAAGTTCTGTTCCATAAGAGTTTACAGCTTGTTTAGTTGTATCTTGCATTTCTTCTTCAATCGCTTCCCACTGTGAACGAGTTAACCAGTTCCACATGGTCATCATATAACCAAGGGAACCCTCACGCATGCGTTTGGCCACTTCATAGTCTAAGCACTTTATAAGGTGCTCAGCCATTGCAGAACTCCTGCCACACTTCGTGTTAAAGAAGTGTCGACATTTGTTCACATTAGCTCGTAGATAGGATTTACTCCCATCCGAACGCATTACATACACTGGGTACATATCATAAAACACATCGAAGTAGTCCTTCTCTGGTTTAATCGCAGATATAAGTTTATCTGTTGGTTGATATGTAATTGACTCACCGCTCTCGATCGCGGTTACTAGCTCTTGAGAGATTAGGTATGATATGTCTTCGTCGCTTATAAGGCTGACAATTTTGCGGACGTCTTGATATTTTGGTTGATTCTTACCCAATATCATACCTAAGAAGATTAACTGATTTGAATTGAGGCCTGGAAACGCGTCCAGGACTTTCGTGTCTATCTCAATAATCATATCGAAAATAGTTCTAGTTGCTGTTCAGTAAAGTCTGCAACAATCTTTTTGGCTTCACTGATATAGTACCTGTAGTTGATATGTTTACCTTCTACAGTAGTGTCGTATAACTCATTCAAGATTGTTACTCCTGATTTTGTTAACATGTTAGATTCTTTTTCTCCATCTCGTTTAAACAGATATTCTCCATTTGTGCTCGCATAGAACCTATTAATGCGCTGTACTCGATTTTTCCCGTGCAGCACTTCAAACTTCTTATCGACTTGTTGGGACATTAAGAAGTCTCTGATGTCTCCATCAGACATAATAAATTCTTCGATGGGTTGTTTCTTTGTGAAGTAGTTTATTACCGCCTTTGGTATAACCACAGGTGCAAGTCCTTTGCCTAACTTGTTCTTTGTAATAAACACACCTTTTTCCTCTATCTCTCCACCCTTCAAGACACCAAAGTAGTCATTGATAGCGTATTGATAGAATGCTTCATACTCGTCAGATTCAAATTCTAATCGGGTAAGCCCTTCCACCTCCCGTATAGCGTTGGAAATCGCCTCGCTAAGGCCTTTTTTAGCCCTGTAGACGACTCCATCAGTATTGCACTGAATAATTTCGCAGCCAAGCTCTAAAAGCCTGTCTACAAGCAAAAGAAGTATCAACTGGCCGTTTATACGTATCTTAAATACGTTGAACGGGTCGTACATCCAGCTAACCTCCTGTTGCATCTTACCTGTAGGTGAGTTAAGCACAATCTTAAGGAACATGTTCTTAACTTTCTGACCTGTATGTTTTGCTTCTAGCCTTTCAGCTTTCAGTTGGGCAAACAACTCGCAAAATAGTTTTCCCAGGTGACGAGGACCCCATTGATACTCAATGAGCAAGGACGGGTACATGGACGCCACATCCGCGTGCCCAATCACCTCATCATCGTTTGGGAGGAATATCTTAGGTGTATGAATAGTATGGATACCACCAACACCTATAGAATATACCACATTCGAGAGAACGAACTTCTTCTCGTAGCCTTTTCGCTCCTTAGAGTAAACTACCTGTTCCTTCATTTCCTCTAAGACGCTCTGTAACTTTGGGTTTTTATATCGTATAAATGGCAAAATAACATCCTTCAGAGGGATATAATCCATCGGAGAACGCATTTCCTTTATAACATTTTTAGGAATACCTGACCTCTTAGAATATTCTTCTAATAGATAGGTCTCTGCCATTTTAACAGAATCCATAGATAAGCAGTCTATGCCATGCTCTTGCTCAATAAATAAGCGGAGCTCAACTTGGTCTACTAATCTATTAAGGAGTTCTGTAGTTGAGTCAACGTCGTTGACATTGTATGCAATCATATCATCAATCTTATCGACTGGGATAGGCTGACTAAAGTCACCGTCGTATTCTTGTACGTTTCTATAGTGCATAGTACATTGCATGGTCTTAAGACCAACGCGCAATTTACGACTGAATTGCATCGTTAGTAAATCCATTGAATAGAAGTACTTCGCATACTTCCACTTTTTGAAGCTGTCGATATTGCCATCTTCTGAATTTACAATCGTTGTTGAAAGATTAAACAGCGATCTACATATTACCTTCCAAGATAGGTTGGTCATTTTGTAAAACAGGTCTATCATATAGCTGATAATAACATCATCATAATGATGATTGTTATATCCACAAAACATTTTGTTTCCAAGGCTATAAAAGAAGAAATCAACTAGCTCAGCCAGCTGATTCCTTCTCTCACTTATCTCGAATTTGATGACTTGTCCCGTCTCTGAGTTCTTACAACAACAGTGGAAGCAGTTTGGGAAGACTTCTATGTCGTATACCCATACGACCATGTCCTTTATAATCATGCTTCTACTATTTTGTTAGTACGTACCGTCGAATCGCTCGACACTCCAACTGTCCTCATTGAAGTACATTCTCTGTAGTACGCCCCATATCAACACAGCTACCGTTGTGAAGAGTGTGTGTTGTATGTATTATGCGGCCTTCTTTAACTTCTTATCAGCTAAAGTGGCGCGCTTAGCCCCTACAAGTGGACGCTTCTGAGAACGCTTGTGGTTCATCAAGTCAGCATCTATTATAGAGGCATCTTTTTTCATTGCTTTCTTAGCAGCCGATTCTGCATTCTTATACAGTTTATCATCGGGGCTTAGATTTGGAAATGAGACATCGTGTCCTTTTCCATCAACATCCTTAACTTCAGCAATCTTACTTGCCTTCATCTTAGATTCTTTGACGTTTACACGATTTCCCATTATAATAAGATTGTCGTAGATAGAGACAACAAAGTCTCTAAATCGTTCTTTTGCTGTTTCTCGCAGTTGTTTCCACTTCTCTACATCCTCTGTGAACATCTCAGCTGGGCATACGTTCTTACGTTCCCATTTAGCCAACTTATGTTCTACAAGCTTTTCCATGTATTGTACACGGTTCATCTTTGGAAGAGTGTATGGGAAGTTCTTAAACTGCAAGAAGTCGTTACGTGCAGGGATAACAGCGTTACCCTTCTGCTCCATCTTATTCTTACACTTAAGCAAACGCTTAGGTTGTGGATACTTCTTATGTTCCCAGAGCAGACCAGTAGAGGCCTTATACTCGTCTATAGGAACCCAATCATATCCTGTTATTACAATTCCATACTTCTCTCCATGTATAGGATGCGGATTAGTCATTACATACTCGATGTCTGAATAAGGACTCTTTATAATCTTGTCCTTAGGAATTTCGACACCATAACGCTTATGGTTCACTACCTCAGAAATACCCTTCTTGATATTCTTAACGGTGAACTGACGGCTATAGGCTGCAAGGGCGGCTACTTTTCTTCGACGCACCTTAGCACGAACTCTGCTATGTCCCATATTAAATTACATATTAAGTTTAACATAGGTTAAGCGGCCTTTTTAACGTTCGTAGAGGCCTTTTTAAGGCTCACCTGGCGCTTTACAGACATCTTAGGTACAGTTGTACCAGACGCTGTACGAACGGCCTTCTTAGAGGCTTTCTTAGCTGCTTTGCGAGCAACACTAGATGCCTTACGATCACGCATAAATTTCTCTAAGCGTGCCTTAGCCTCAGACTTAACATTATGACCCTTCTGTCGATTAAGGGCCTTGCGTGCCTTCTTAGCAGCTGCTGCGAGAGCTTTCTTCTCAGCCTTCGTGCGCTTCTTGGCTCCTCGCGCACGAGGCGGTTGTGTGGGCAAGACATTTGGCTTGCGCTTCACATGTGGATAAATCTTTACAGTCTTAGGAACAATAGTGCGGAGTGTTGCGAGAACCTCAGCATCTCCCTCCAGGAATCCGTATGTAGATACAAGAAGCTTCCAGGCGATATCCTCGTTCATAAGAGCCTGCTTAACCATGTCAAAGTCTGCGGGATTAAACATGATTGTAATGTCATAGTTATTAGGTGCAGCAAGCTGCTCTGCCAACTCCTTTATCTTGACGTTAGTCTGCTCCTCAGACAGTCCCATACGCTTTGCACGGCGCTTCAGGGCTGCAATACGGAAGTTCTTATACTGTTCCTCACGTTCTTTCTTCAAAGCCTCCTTATCCTTAAGAGTCTTTACTTTACCTGTTGGAGTCTTATCTATCTTTGTCAGTGTGGTCTTACCATCTTCGGTCGTTGCCACCATAAAATTCTTTCTACTCATTTTGATAATGTTTTAAATTGTTAGACATGTTAAT